GGGTTGGTTAGATCAATGGTAATCAAACCAATCGTATAGGTTGTCTGTCCATTGACCCTGATTATGATCTCACCAGCGGTAACAGCATTCTGTACCGCCACATCTTCATTATCAATCGCACAATCGTCCGTACATCCCCAAGGAGTACAATGTGTCTGGTAAAAATTCACCACAGCAAATCGTTGGTCCAACTGGAAATATTCGATTGTAGCCGTTAGATCAAGTTGGTGAAAGATCAAATCTAGGTCGTGATCGTTCCAATATATCTGACCACTGATTGGATCGATCCCTACCTCATCATCTGCCAAAGCAGCTGCGCTAGTAGCATATATAATATCTCTCTCACCGAACCACAACTCTTGAGAATCAACTTGTCGTACGTCTAGAATAGAAGCACCAAATGGCGTATAGATAAATCTTAATGGTACTCCAACAATATCGCGTGCTGGCCTATTCTGAATATATAGGAATCCTTCCTCACCAGTAGAAAAACCTGCTGGATTGCCCGTACCACGTCCCATAGCAATGACACGATAAACCAAGAACTGATCTCTCGTAGCTGTAATCGTGCCAGTAGCAGGTGTTGAGGGTGTGCCGGTGATCGTGAAGGTAAATGTTGTGACCCCAGTTACAGTAATTGTAAAGAAGCCATTATACTGAGTTTCATTGGCACCACCCATCAAAACTTCATCACCACTACTAAAACCGTGTGGCGATGATGTAGTAACAGTTGCAGTAGAAACAGCTCGGGTAAGAGACATTACTGCTTGTGGAAAACCATCCATCTGTGTAACTGCTATGATACTCTGTTGTGAGTTGTCACGGCCATTAATATCGCGAACAGTTACGTGAAGACCTACAAGATCGTTGATTCTATGGTTGCCTCCACTACCCGTAGCTGTGGCACCTACAGAGACACCCAATGCGTTGATTTGAGCCTGTCTTTCTCCTGCGTTGTCACTGAACAATATGCGTCCACTAACTGTATGAGGAGCGCCGGCACCACCACGCTCTGGTCCTTCAGTGCCTGAATATGTAACTGGTACGGTATTGACTTTGATAACGATATCATCAGCAACTACAGCTGTCTGTACATCAGTATTATTGCCGCCTATTAGTGTACCAAGTTCTAAACACATCGGTAATGGTTCAAACTTGAAAGCACTTGCCTCCAGCAATGTGTCGGTGACTGGATTAATTGTTTGAGAAGCGGTTACACCATTACGTATTGGATCTTCATCCACATGTATAATGGAATCAAAACCTGTAACACGTTGACCTACGTTGCCAAATGATACTATAGGAGCACCAAGTCTTAGGTCTTCATTGATAACAGCTGTTAAGCTACCAGCATTAAGACGAGTATTGAAAACTCTAGAACGTGTTAAAGACAAAATACCTGTGTTAGGATCTGGTGTACGAATTTGTACATTGAAATCCTGTAAAAACACAGAACGACCTCGCTCTGTAATAGCCACAAAGTTATAGAATGTATTTGGCGTTAGTTCATTAACATCAAATGCAAAATTAGCCAAACTTGGGATTAGGGCACTATCAGGATCTGTGATCGTTACAAAGTAACTATTGAATGGAGGTGTTGTAGAGGTTGAGCTATTTAGTGCCATCTCAAACCTTCTCGTATTTACTCCACCGTCCAAATATAGTGCCAAGAACACGTGTGCTACATTATCTATGATTGCTCTACCCAGTTCATCGAACACCTGATTGCCATTATCGTCCACTAGAGGCACTTCTGCTGGGACGTTGTCTACGAAGAACACAAAATCATCTGGTCGCGCAGCCTTAAGCTGCAGAGCAGGTAGACTCGGTGTAGTAATACATGGATTGAGCCAATCGTTGTAAGCCAGATTAGTGCGCTGACTTAGAGTAAAAACAAATCGCTCTCTAAATGGTATAATATTTCTATCTATCACTATTGCCAATAGAAGCCATTCCCGATTTTCACCCTTAGCGAGCTCTACATCCCAACCTGTCTTATTAAACACTTGAGTTGCAAAGGTATCCTCAAATCGCGAGTCCACACTGTTGCCTGTTCGAGGGTGTAATTCGGGATCGGTAGGGTTCAACACGAACTTAATAGCAACAAAGTTAGGGTGCTCACCAGCGGCATCGGTAATGTTTCTACGATCTACTACGCTAAGGAAACGTTGGGGCTCCTCAACTAGAATATGTTCACCCTTAAAATAGGCAGATCCTACTTCTACTCTTACTGCAGATGTATAAACCTGGTGGTATAGAACCAATCCCACCAACTCAGCGTTTTCATTAAACAGCCCTTGCTGGAAATTACCATTAACAAAAAAGTGAGCATATAGATTGCTGTTGATAGCAGCTGTTTCAGTTACATTTGAGTGAAACACTCTTAGCTTATCTTGACTACCAGTTTCACGTAGAAAACGGACCAAAATAGCATAGTAACTACCAGCAACTAAAGAAATACCCTGGCCTTCATTCTGAGAAGAGACATCAACAATGAGACGGCCATCGCTAGAGGTGGTAGGAATGTCACCAGGTTCAAACTGCTTAGTGAATAGAGCATTTAAGGAGAGAGCACTAAGTGGATTTGAAGGGACTGTGAGTTGTACCAACTCTACCAAAAGTTGACTATTACCTGCACCTTCGATTAGCTGCAGCTTCAGATCAAAACGCTGAATGTTGTTGGTTTCAGCCTTGAAAACCTGATAGATTTTGACATCTTGTGTATCAAGCACATCTTCTGGAAAATCACGAAAATTTTGTAAATTTGGATTGGCGTTAGACTGAGGCACCATTGGAAAAGCAAAAGGCTCAACCATGATAGGATCAGCGTTAACCTGAAGTCCTGTGGCCTCTACTAAGCCATCAAATCCAATATCGTGAATGCCAGTTTCGATCTTTTTGTTCAAAAAGATCTGCAACTGTTCCAAATCATTTACATTGAGCTGTTGCCCATCGTAAAAATTTGGTTGCTTCTGAGGATCGAGGTCCTCGTTAATCATTCGAATACTCATTTTACTTGTTCTCCAATACTCATTTGCTCTATTTTACTTTTAATATACTCTATAGTTAGTGGCTCATTATACCGAATACGAACTAGACGAATATTATTTTCCTGACATAATTTATTTTTTTGTTTATCAAGGCGAACCATGTTTTTAAAAAGAGAGATAGCCTCTTTTTGTGATATACCACCAAATCGCACAGGATTAAAATGTTGCTGACCGTCATATTCAAAAGCCAGCCTTAGATCACGAATGGAAAAATCCACCTTTTGGCGTTTTAAAAACTCTAAATTATCTTGTCGTTTAACTTTACCAGGAAAAAGCTGTTCCAAAACTTCCCCCAATCTCTTTTGATTTTTCCACTCATAACATTGTGGACAACGGTGACCATGACTAAAATTATTCCAACTTACCTGTCCTCGATGTCCTTTGGGACACATATAATAAAGTCTATCACTGTTATTAAGACAATCAGACGATAATAAACTATAACCTACTTTTTCAAAAAAGAATCGAATCTGTTCTATATTGACCTTAGCATTGCCGTAACAGATAGGACAACCCTGACCTTGATTAAAATTGTTCCAGCTGATTTGCCCTGTATGACCTTCTGGGCAAGTGTAGCTGAGCTTTACATCACAATTTACATATTCAGAAGACAATAAAATGTATTTTCTTTTCTTGAAAGCCTTTTGTGTCTCTTGAATCGTCTTTTTTTTATTGCCATAACATGCTGAACAGCCTTGTCTACGAGGGCCAAAACATACCCACGATATTTCACCCCTATGTCCATTAGGACAGATAAATTTTAACTTAGAGTGGGTATTAATATACTCACTAGATAATAAAGTATAATTTCTCTTTTGGAATAAAGGACGAATTTGTTCTATTGTTAGTTTTCGATTATCTGCTCCCATCTTATACCCGTATTGGGACCTCCTCAAACACTATGCTAACTTCAGCAAATGCGGGCACTACCCTATGAACTAATTCTCTGATTAATTCTCTATCTATAAACTGACCTTCATTAAATTTCACAGTTACATCAACACGTCGACCAGCGGCAAGCTCATCAATAATTTGGTTCTCAGGGTTAGATAGATTAACTCCCACACCATTTTCATCGCGGTTGTCTATACCAGATAGACTCCTTACGTTATTATCATAATGACACAACACAAGGGTTTGTTCTGGTAAATTAATACGTTCAGACCGCAAACCAAGATTTTGCAAGGTGAACGCCTCACTAGGGCTTATGATAGCTGCACCCTTACGTAGCTGACACCCTATCTTTTCCCTAAGTAGCCTAAACTCGTCTAGTACGTTGGCCTCTGTTGATAGTCGATTGAGGACGCGAAATTCCTCAATAATACCATCCACTGGCCTAGTCTGTGTAAGGGCATCAGTGCCCAGGTAGAATGCGTCTCCTACCTTCACCTCAATAGGCTTCAATAGGTTAAACCGGATAGTAGTGGAACTTATGTTCCCCTCGGGGCAACCATGAGTGGCTATGTCGTGTGCCACAATTGTCAGTATATGTAGGCCACTCTTCAAAAAGTCCAATAAAGTACCAGATGGCAACCATCCATAATCTACACCATCAATGATGACATCGGCACTTAAGACACCTGAAAAATCTTCAATTGTGTACTGAAGTACGGGAATTTCAATCACAGGATTTATAGTATCGTTAGGTGGTGAAGCAATAGTAACCACAGGCGGCTCACTATCAACAATAAAATACTCTGTTGCCTCTGATTCTAACCCTGACGTACTGCGTACCACAACCCTCAAACTGTGTCGTCCATTCGGGATTACTGGCAATTGGAAAATATGAAGCACCCCTGGCAATCTGTCTGCACCATATGTGTCATCATTGTCGTCTGCACCATAACCGTAAGGATCACCACTATACCCATAACCGAACTTGAGCTCACATCCAAACCCGTAGCCATACCCATAGGCATCATTGTAGGCCTCTTTAAAAGCACCGAATGGGAAACCATCAGCACCATATTGATCATATCCATAGGCCTCACCAACCCTACTCACGGGCACTTCAACATTATCAATGAAAACTCGTACGCAATCAGGTTGGCCACACACATTATCCCTACCAATAGTGCTAAATATCAAAAGTGGCGATGTGTCACACACAGGGATTCTGTGTGTTGGACTCCTGATGACCACCGTGAGTGGCTGTGAAAAAACCTGTACGCAAACGAAACTTGTCATGGTTCTACCCTCGGCTCAATCTTCAAAGTGACACGACTACCTGGGGTAGCAGTGCCGAACACAGTGACTACACTTCTATTAAGAACAGCGTCTGAAGTCGGGAATAATACAATAGGATCTGGACCTGTATCAACACTAACTATGATTCTAAAATCATGACTGTTCCAATGCGGTATTACGATAGACTCGTCAAAGAAAACAAATGGCACTCTCCATGTACCATTGGGCCTTGTAATTGTGGTAGCAAAAGTCACTCCTGACGGTAGCAGGATAACATTGATCGTTCTTGTCTGTGTGACACTTCTATTATTAACTGCCGTTGCTGCTTGGAAATCAAGGGTATTAACACCCTCTGACAAAGCAACTATGTATTCCCATGTTGTTGCTACACCGAAAGGAATGACTAGTGTTTCAGATCCACCATTCACTTTTAAGAAAATACCACTGTTGGAGCTCTTAGTTCCTGTAAAGGCAAACGTTGTTTCTCCAATTGGAGCTGAAGGTCCAGCTGACAGTGTAAACACTGGTATTTCAGTATCTAGTATGATATCCTCATTCTTCACCTCTGAAAAACGTGGAGGATCAAACTGGTCTGACACCTGTACATATACAGTCTTAGCTCCATCAGGTGCTGGTAGCAAAAATGTAACTTCAGGCTGGTACAAACGAACAGACGCATCACTAAAATCAGGGAATGTCGATAACAATAATCCAGTCACCGTGTTGGTAAAACTCGAGGCCTGTACTTGTACGGCGATAATCTGACTACCCGTCACAGAGTCTCCATTGTTAAGTGTAAAACTAGTGATCACTGGGTTCAATAGATCTACTCTATAGGTCAAAACAGAAATAGGCCCCACTCTACCACGATGATCAATTACATAGGCCTGTATTATAGTTGTTTGCATGCCCGATGTACCAGAACCAATCAATACTGGTGTTCCTGTGAATTTTTCATATCCACCTGCAAAGTTTAGCCTAAAATATACATCTCCCTGTCTGTTGCTTGTCAACACTACCTGCTGTGGTGCACTATAATCTGCGGGCGGTGGTGCTGCAATGACTGTTGGTTCTTGTATGATGTACGTTTCTTCTCTGACTGCCTCGTCTGGTCCTAGTGGATCTTCAGTATAAAACCTAATAGTTGTGGGGCCCTCTAACAACGTAAAAGATGTCGTATACATTGTGCGCGTCAGAGAGGTTACGGGATCACTACCATCAGTTGTGTACCAGATCATTGCAGGCACAACATTGCTGGTCAGTACAATAATAACACGATCACCATATGTGCCACCCACTGGAGAGATGGTTGTTACAGCAGATGGAAATACTAGGTCTAGCTCAATGTGGCTCTTTGGATTAGAAGGCAAAGTCTGGAAAAATGGTACAGATACAGGCACACCCCCAGTAGTTGTGGCCAACCGACCACCTATATATACGAATACGGGTTCTCCATCTTGGAACCCACTATCCGGAACACCTAGTGTGTTTCCTCGCCCTCTTACCAGATATCGCGTCACCCCACCATCGTCTATAGTTCTGTAGACGTGGAAAGAATCTGTCGAGTCACCACCACACTCAAACTCACTAGCGCTAATGGTCCTACTTGTCTGGACTACCCTATTAGGATCAACAGGAGTACCATTAGCAAACCTTGCAGTCCCCCAAATCTCTTGGAAGCGTGCGACTTCCAAAGTGACTAATATGTTTTTGCACACTACATCCACGAATGGGCCATGAGTAACTGTTAACATCACTTGATATGAACCAGCCGTAGTATAGGTGTGTGTAGGACCTTGTATAGTAGACACATTATTGGGTCCACTACCAGGATCACCAAAATCCCACGCATAAGCTAATGCATCGGTAGATTGATCAATAAACTCTACCACAATACTGCCTGACGTCATGCTGCCAGTGATAAAATCAGCAACCAGATCTGGTATCGGCAATACTTCGAGGCTCAATACTTTGTCGTCTGAGCCAGCCGTGTTAGTCGCTGTCAGTGTGACATTAAATATACCTGCCTCAGTATAAATATGTGTAGGACTTACTTCTACTGATGTCGCTCCATCACCGAAATCCCACAAGAATGAAACGGGTGAATTGGTAGACTCGTTAGCAAATGTTACAGTTAGCGGAACGAAACCCACAATAGGTGTAAAAGAAAAATCAGCTATTGGTGGTGAGATCAAAACTGTGATGTAGTTATGTCTTGTCTTGACTTGAGAACCATCAGGACCAGTAGCAGTTAATGTAATCGAGTATACACCTGGATTAACATAAACGTGTGATGGATTTTGTATAATCGCTGTGTTTTCACTATCACTTGCAGGATCACCAAAATCCCACAACCAAGAAGTAGGCGAATTGCCCGATAAATCGACAAACTGAATATTTAGTGGAGCATTGCCCGATATTGGTATTGCAGTAAAATCTGCCTGACCTGGTGGAGCAGTTACGGTGATATAATTGGTCTTTGTTTCATTGTCAGACCCACCACCGTTAGTCGCGGTCAGTATTACTGTGTAAAGACCTGAAATATTATATGTGTGTGATGGATTTTGTGCAGTTGATGTGTTGTTTACTCCACTTGGCGGATCACCAAAATCCCATGACCAAGAAGTAGGTGTATTACTAGATGAGTCAGTAAAATTGACCACCAACGGCAAAACGCCTGAAGTTGGAACGCCACTAAAATTAGCTACTGGTGGTGGCGGTGTAGCTACGATGTAGTTTGTCTTAGTCTCATTGTCTGAACCACCGGCATTGGTTGATGTTAGTGATACCGTGAAAGTACCGACAGTACTATAGGTATGTGACGGATTCTGTAAGGTCGATACATTGTTTGGCCCACTTCCTGGATCTCCAAAGTTCCAAGCCCAAGACGTTGGGACATTAGTGGACGAATCAGTAAAGTTAACCAACAGAGGCACAGCCCCAGACGTTGGTACTCCACTGAAGTCTGCTACAGGTGCAGGCGGCACAACGACGATATAGCTGGTTTTTGTTTCGTTATCAGATCCACCGCCGTTAGTAGATGTTAGCGATATAGTGTAACTACCTGCACTACTAAATGTGTGTGATGGATTCTGTAGAACAGAAGTGTTATTTACTCCACTGCCAGGATCACCAAAGTCCCAGGCCCAAGATGTCGGGGTATTCGTAGACGTATCTGTGAAATTAACCAACAATGGAGCAGTACCAGATGTGGGTACACCAAAAAAATCTGCTACTGGAGGTGTCACAACGAACTCATCAGCACCAATATCATAGGCACTACCGAACGGACGAGTATCACCTTCCCAGTCCTCAGTGACATTGGCCAACGGATTAACAAATCCAGTTAACGTACTACCATTATCAATCAGTACTGAACCAGACTTAAGATGCAAATCTTCACTGCCGCTTGTCACGTTCTCAAAGTTAGTAGTTGAATACGCTACATTTCGTAGTCCTACTGTCAAACTCTCTGTAGTACTTGTAGCATCGTCAGCACCTTGTGTTAATGTGCTACCAAAGCTCACGTCATAACAAAATCCAGTACTTGGACGAGCTTTAATGTAATTATTTCTAGTGAGGATGTCTCCTCCACCACTACCAGTAATACCACCAATGATGGTATTATTGTGCAGTCTGATATTACATGTACCCCCAGAAGCGATTTCTTGTATTGCTGTATTAGAAGTTCCATGTGTTATAAGTATACTATTTTTGATAATATGACGACTAGCGCCAGCCCCACCTCCAATAATACGTATTGCAGCCTCGTTGTCTCCTTCATTGACACAAAGACAGCGATTCATATAATATGCTGCACTAGAACTTGAACTTGTCCACAACGTTGTCCATCTCGAACCAGTAGTGGTATCAGCCTTTCTTATTTGGAGCTTTTCAATTCTTGCAAAATCAATATTCTTAAAATCTATAACTGCAGAACCCAATGTTACACCACTAACCTCAGCATAGGCTTTAGCTGTATCATAAACACCAGCATGTTCATGGCCATTAGCTACAGTTATACTTACATAATGTGTGCTGTCCATAGTCCAATTAGCACTGTCAAACTGGATACTACCTGTTGCTAGATTCCCTCCTGAATAACATTCAGCAACCAATATCCTGTCATTCGTGACAAGATTCTGCCTCTCTGCTAACTCAAAAGCATTGAGGTCAGTATAGTCACCGCCTCCGGCTGGTTTTATAGTTTTGATAACAGTTGTAACCATATTTTTACCTAATCAATAAATGGTAGTTCAAATACTTGCGTTCGACTCGTTACAACACCATAGCCTCTTCCAGGTGTTAAGTCAGAAGGATTAAAATTTAAGGCACTAGACCTGCCAAATATATATGTCTCAAATACATTGTTCGTTACCCTAAATAATTCTTCAAATTGAATTGCCCTAGAATCCAACAAATTGTTAATTGAATTGTCTGCTGTACTCTTTCTCGGCACACCAACAGCACTGAATCCTTGATTGATATCTTTATCTGTTATAGTCAAAGTTGTAGTTATTGGCAATTCTCCATAGGGGATACAAAACGTATCAGGGCCATTCATAATTACAAAAAACCCATGCTGATTATCTATTTTATCAAAATCATTCAGGACACCTGAGTCAGGGACGAACACTTGCCATAATCCGTTTTCAACACGATAAATCTGCAATAAATTCATTCCACTAAATAATGTTGATAAATTTGCATCTACGGTTGATAGTACACGAGGCTGTGAAATCAGATTCACTCCTTTCACCAAAGATAGGCGAAGACCTGTTTCATATGTTTCTATTTTTGTGTTTTCAATATTACCAACAGCATCAATACCACGAAAACGCAACTGTGTAAAGGTTGTGACTGTTATCGGTGACGTGAATAAGTGTGATCGATAACTGTTCGCTACGTTTGGAGTTGTATCATCTGGTTGTTCCAACGGATTTGTATTATCCTGGGTCCAATAACATACGACTACATTTGCACCCTCTGCAGGTGCTTCGCTTACAGTATCCCAATAGGTATTGATGGGAATTGGATTATCAAGGTCATCCCAATTGGCTTCTGCCCATCCTGGGATGACCTGCCCATCCCACTCACAGCCAGACATTGTAAAGGGGATTGGAATACCCTTGCTCGTTGTAATGGTGCCAGTTGCAGGAGTCATAGGCGATCCAGACACAGTATATGTGAATGTAGTGAGCCCAGTTACAATGATAATGTGTGTACCATTATATTCTGGTTGATCAGCCCCTACAATACCAGGTGTATCACCTGTTACAAAACCATGGTTGCCTACCGTTATTACGGTTGCTGTCGCACCTAACCTTGTAATTGACGATACGGACTGTAGCGTATCTAATACAGTATCCCAGTTAGTTATATAAGGTGGTTTTGTAAGTATTGAGTCTGATAAGGTCCCGTTATCCCACCATGAAAAATCCCAATAGGAGCATGTGTCCCACTTATCAGGAAAATGAAAAAACATAAACATTCCTACTTCGGGATTAACATAAATATTACCAGGTTGATACTCTGTAAACGGAATAGGATCACCATTATCTTGAAATAATGATTTAATTGTAAAACCCATATCATCTACAGCATCACAACCATTGATCATAATAGAAAAATCACCACGATCGTATGCCTCTTGTAAGGCTGTAGTATTATTAGTTATAGGTGCTGCTATATTATTGCACTCACCAGGTGATGTAAATAATGGAGTTTGTCTATTGTCTGGATCAAAAAATCTTACATGTATACAATCAGGATTCATCCCAGCAAGGTTCCAACGAGTTGTGACATCATATATCCCCTCTGCCGATTGTACATATCGTTGCCAAAATACATCAGCACTAATATCAACAGAGGCTTGTGAAGAATCTGTATATGGTGTCAATGCAATCACAGTATTTTCTAAGTATATACCACCTGCAGGATTTGCAATTGTAAAAGGTGAAGTCGTATCAACCATTTATATCCTCTTTATCCATAACCATATCCATAACCATATCCCTCTCCTCCATAACCATCAATAAGAACTTGAATTATTGCCTCAGGATCACCTGTACCATTTAAGGTTATAAAGTGATCTGTTGTTGCATCGCTTAGTGCAATTGCTGAAGGGAAACCTACTGCCTGATTTGTTAATATAGTAGTAGCACTGAAAAAAGATGAGCGATTACCCGCATCATCAATAAATACAACTAGTACAGTCTTTCGACCATTATTTTTAGATAATCTCCAAAAAATTGTATTATTGTATGGTAAAATAGTCCCCTGAGTATTCTCAAGCTCACTTTCATTAAAAAGCTCAACCACTGTTGCTCCCAATACATTAAAAGTTAAAATGACATCTCTTGTAGTAACCTCAAGATCACCTTCATTAATTAGTATAGGTATTGCACCGACAATTGGTGGTGTAGTATCTAGAATAATAATAGCAGTATATATAGAAGACTCTACTAAGCCGCTGCTGAATTTTACGTATACTGCTTTCTCACCGTCTCCAAAACCTGGACCAACTTGATCATCGTCCAATATCCACTCTTTTGCTGTGACATATGGCTCCCATACAGCCCCCACAAAGTCTTCATTGTTACTAAGGAGCATTAGCGTGGCACCCTGTGCACTAAGGATAAGATCCACAATAGGATCATTCGTTTTCTCAGCATTATTATTGATGAGAACTGCTCTTAGATGTCCTACAGCAGGTACAATAAGTGGCATTTATAGATCTCCAAAGATTTTGTGGTTCACGAGTTCACCATCTGCTTGATTGTAAGGAATTCTGATCAATTTTATTTCTAAGTCTTTACAAACCCTATTCTTGCTTTTATCTCTTTGTTGCTGCTCTTTAAAATTGTTTATAGCTTTGTCAACTGATATTCCACCAAATCGAGTTGGTTCAAAATGGTGTTGTCCGTCATATTCTATCCCAAGATTAAGAGAAGGAATGAAGAAATCAAGTCTTAATTGAGTATCACCCAGCCTATGTTGTCTAATAAAGGGTAAATTAAAATTAATTAAGATTTCAGCAATTTTCTTTTCACCCTTAGATTCATTACACTTTGGACATCTGCATCCTTGTTGAAAATCACCCCAAGTCACTTTATACTGATGTTTCTTATTACACTGTACATTAAGCTTAATATTATTATTCTTATACTGTTTTGATAGCAAGACATAACCATGTTGTCCAATGTGGTTTTTAATATATTGATAAGTGAGTCGCAATGTCGATCCTTTCTTTTTATTGCCACAAGTAGGACAACGACAGCCTTGTTTAAACCTGTCCCAAGTCATTTGGTACCGATGTCCTTCTTTACACTCAAAATCAAGATTGGTGCTACTATTTGTATAATTTAACGACAATAAATAATGACCTTGTTGTTCAATATAATCTTTAACTTGCTGGTAGGTTACTTTCTTTTTATTACAATATGGACAACGACTTCCCTGTCGAAAATTACTCCAAGATACTTCATATTTATGCCCTTTATTGCATCGGACATCAAGTTTAGTACTATTATTTTTGTATTGTTGTGATAGTAAGAAGTACCCTTGTTGCTCAATATGCTCCCTGACCTGACTATAGGTTACTTTTTTCTCTGAGCAATATGGACAACGATTGCCTTGTTGAAAACCATTCCATGTTGCCTCATATCTATGTCCTTTGTCACACTGGATGTCAAGATTGGTACGAGCATTTTTATATTGTGACAATAAGGCATATCCAAATGATTGAACATATTCTTTGGTCTCTTGTAAATTTTTCTTTTCTACCATCACAAATCTCCAAAGATTTTGTGGTTTACAAGCTCACCATCTAAAAATAATTTAACCATAGGTGGTGCTCCATCTTTAGTATGCAACTTCCAAGTTGCTGTAACCAGGTGCTCTGCTTCCTCAAATTTTGTCCACCCACTAATATAACTAAACAGATAGAATCCTGCTTTATCTATCACAGGATTAAATGTCAAAGTATTTGTCACTTCGTCCCATGTTAAGGCCCTTATTTCCTGCAGCCCACCGTAACCGTAAACGCCGTATGATCCATAGGATCCTGTTACAAACCTTACTCTGTTACGATTGATCTCGAGGAACTTTTCGTACTCTCTAAAAACTGTCAAAGTTCCTGATAGTGTTCTCCAGAATACCCTACCAGTCTGCACTAACGGATCTACTACTGATGTTATCCAACCATTGAACAACACCGCTTCAGGAACAGTAAAATCATTGACATTTACAACAAAGTACCAACTATTGATAACATCAGGCCTTGCCATTGCTGCAGCCGACAATAAAGAGTTGGTGATTGGAATGAAACTTTGAACAATCATAGGGTTTTTCTGAAAATCAATGTTGACGTCACCTGGCATGTACACAAGTGCCCCTTCAGGGTCTGGTATAGAGAAATCAGGGCCCAACGAAGCCCTAAATACATCAGTACGATCCACCAGTCCTTCGTTTGTCAAAGGATCAATAAAAGCACTTGCATAATCCAACCCCAGTTCAGGAAAAACACTTGCAAAACTGTCTATCTCGAATCCTCCTGCTATCCCATCTTTATCACCTGCTTCGATACCAATGGCATTCAGCAAATTACGTCTTTCTAGGATATACAGTTCACGCTCTTGATCAGAGATCACAGATTGAGGTAGATCAATAAAGAGATGAACATCATGTCCTCTTTCTGCCAACTCTAGTAAAACGTTATCAAATAGCTGACATCCTTCTATAAAAGACTTCTCAGTTTGTACCGTCAACTTGCCTTGATGGCTTTCGTAGACATTAGCCAGTGCTCGTAGTTTGGCAGCAACGGCTGCTTGGCCAACTTGAGTAACAAAGCTTGGGTCATCACTGATCTGAACAAGTGTTGTAATGTTGAGCCCCAAACCTGCAATACCTCCAAATATTGGTGTAATAATAAACTCAGTTCTGTTGGCTTCGAAGATGTCCGACTGTTGATTATTGTTCAAATCCACAATAGTATATGCTGGCGAATGAGCCAATCTCACCGAACTTTGTCCTTCTTCCAAAAAGATGATTTCATTACGGACTATCCTATTGATATCGGTGGTTACACGATGTAATTTAGAGTTTTTATCATGTATCTCAAAGGCCAACGATCCTCTTTTGTTCTTGTATAACGTTATTCTATTAGTAAAATCATCGGTACCTACCATATCAAACAAGTGATGAGGTCGTCCATCATCACCATCCCACAAAGTACCTAATAGAAAACTGAAGCTACCCTCTTCAACACGCAAATTATTAAGAGCACTGTAAGAGATCCAGGCACTATTAGCTGCCTTCAAAGACACACCATTATTAAACCTGCTCGGTGCAAACTCTATAGAACTACTTCCATCAGATAGAGGTGGCGAAATAACTGGCGGTAATGGATTCAAAAAATCACTATCTGTACCACTTGTTAAATTAAATCCATTCGAGAGTGATTCAATAACATCAGGCTCAACACCCGTTAATGCCTGTACTAATAGCACCAGCGACTCTCTCGTAGGCCCTAATATAAAAGATTGCAGTAGAGCAATAATGGCCGTACGCAACTGTTCTGTTTGAAACCCAACTACTGGGTATTCGATCGTATAGTTACCTGCGCTGATCACATTTGTGAAAAACAACGTATCGGTCGATATATCAAAGGTTTTTGCAGTTGCTAAAGGTGTTTTATCGGGATCACCTGTTGCATAAATCAGAATCCTTGTGTGGTCAGAAGGTACTGTACCCAGTGCCACCTTACCCTGTCCATTGATCAGATCGAATGTTTCGGTGCGAGTAACTGTGCCAGTAGTAATACCCAGTAAGGTGGCAAAATTGTCTATTAAAGCTCTCTTACGAGCGCCGTATCGATAGGACACAAAATAACTAGTGCCTGGATCGATTACCTGGTCGCGTGCTATATATTCAATGATATATGTTGTTGTTGCGGGGACAGGATCTAGCTGTATTCGTTTATTGATCAAATCTACATCGACAACATTGATCTGTTGCACACGTTGGTTATCCAACGTTCTGAATACTACTACCTCTTTGTTTGCAGGAAACTGTGACAGGGTAACAAAACGTGTATCCTCTGCTAGCTCTCTTCTCTCTTCAAAAACAGTGTCAGTAAAACTAGGAGTCCAGTTCAAAGCATTACTACCATAATCATAGTCCACCAACACTACATCTTGCATTATGGTGACGTTAGCAAAAAGGTCTTCCTGATCCACATAAATCACCTTTACAGTTGCATGAGGTAGAAGTGCAATGCTTGTTGATGCACGGATTAGTCTTCTGAAAGCCGTGTCTACCAAATAGTCGGTGCCTTCCACAAAAGTAATCGTACCAGCCTGGTTGGTCACTATAAGTGATGGAAATACAAACTCATCTACTTCTTGCCCCTTTTTAATAAAGGGCTCAAACCCCGACAGGTGTGCTAAGCTATCAGCCCCAAAAGAAACAACCTCTGACAAGAAATCTTCAACAAAGGCTAGGCGATGCTCACTTTCTGTAATGTTGGCACCTTCAAACAATGACTGTCCTTGGATAGGATAGGTCTTGTTCAACCTGTAAAACACACTATTGTTGCCTATTACAATCTTACCAGTGGCAGTCAAGGTCACAGTTAATAGCATTGTATTGGCATTGATGGTGGCAACGAAGTCAACATTTGATATAAGGCGACGTGTTGCTCTACGAAGAATAGTACTACCCGTATACAGCTCTACACCAGTTATTTGAGGCGTCACTTCAATCTCATATATATTCTCTACGATATCAACACCGCCTCGAACCAAAAATTTGAATAAGGTATCAGCTTGAATAACATTGACACTTGTAAGTTTATGTTCTTTAGCGGGTTGCAAACCCTCAGGCAATATAATACCAAGTGTATTATCAAACTGGCCACTACTGATTACCCGAGTACGCAGCGATGATGTCTGTCGTGTCAGATCTACAGCTCTAGGAGTATTAAAACCTGCAATGAAAATCGTTTTATTCAAAAATGAACTAACTGTGTATAGCTCACCTGTAGTGCGGTTAAAAGCTCTGAACACATCAAGTACGGGACCATTCGTTACCGTCAACTTAAATACGTCACTTACCGTTGCCACCTCGTTGAAAACCTCTATGTGTGATTCTAATATGAACTCTTCGCTAAAGTTGACTTTGCGACGGTATGAAATATTAAGATCTACAGCGTTAGAAGTATGAACCTGGGGTAAGGTAGACACTATACCAGCCAATGCAATGGTAACGATGCCATTCTTGTAATCAATGGTGTAATCCTGATCTCGGACCAGAGCATCGAACTGACCACCCGGTACAGTGATTATTTCAGAACCTGGTAAAAGGTTCTTATGCTTCAGCTTAATAGGATATTCTAGTCCGACCATTATTGTCCTTATGTGTTACAAATAATTGTGTATACACCACCTACGCCTACCGTTACGATGATTTGATTGGGGCCATTATGCTGTATGACAGTATCAAAATAATGTGTAACATCTGTGCCACCGCTGACACCTATTTGCCTGATGATTGTAACAGCTGGGAACAGACCCAGATTGTGCACCAATGTTGCCGGAGAGTTGGCAGTTAATGCACGATTTACAAATCTTGTGGTAAGAGATAGGTTGTCAGGTATAGCATCTATTTGAGATTGCAGATTAGCATCTTGGTTTGATCTGTCAATTGCCTCATCCTGTACATCGCTTTGTAGTAGTGTAAAGCTTGCATTTAGGCTCGAAAGGGCATTATCAACAGTCTGTTGTAATGCAGTGATTGTTTCAGATTGTGTCTGTGTGAAATTTTCAAGTTTAATTAGATTATTATTAGTAACGAGCCCCCAACCTGGACTACCAGATGGTTGTAATGATAGCTCCAAAAATGGTGTAATCACTACCTCAGTTACATTGGTTGTTAGTAATGGCAATGACATTTATATCTCCTTCTCTATTGATCCCAACCGAAGTTCCCAAATCCACCTTCATCCCAACCAAGCCTAAATAGCTCCGTTGGCACTTGAATAGCACCCTTGACACCCTTGATGTTGCCAGCATCGACATATTCAAAATTATATAAACCAGGATTAGGAATTCCTGCTACTGTGATCGTATTATCGTCTTCAGAAAAATCTAGGATAAAAGAAACTGGAATCCTACCTGGGTCACTTGTATTGAAAATGCGCACAGCCGTAAAATCAACAGGTAGTGAACCTAATGTTACAATTGTGTCGCCTGTATTAAGACGGTGTGCCTCAGTTCTTATGAAAGCCGATGGAGTGTAACCAATACGATCAACCCTAAATGCACCTTCTTTTTGTAGACGATCCAGAGCTATAGAACCCCTTTGTACTATTTCATCTATGGCTTGCACTGATAGAAAATTATCATGTAGCAATGCTGATAAATCACGATCTGTCAGAGTCAAAACACTGGCTAGAGCCTCATACAGCTTAGCCAAATTGGTGTCCGACCCCTTGTTATAGAAATCTGACAGAGCACTTAACAGTGCCTGTACAAATGTCTCTTTATCGTTAGATCCAGCTGCATTAAGTAACGCCATATCACTCCTTATACACTATTTGTGGCAAGCACCTGGCTTGGACTTGTCACTGACGCTACTGTCAGTATCGGGTTATTGGTTGCCAAAGCAACAGCCTCTCTACCATTAAAAGTGATATCTCCTACGGTGGCCGCTGAATTCCTACTCAATACATTAATGGTTACACTGCTTACACCAGTTATGCTGGTCATAGTTGCTTTCACATCTGAAAGCAGCATGGTACCACCGAAACCAGCAAAAGTACTAAAGAACAAACTCAAGGCATTAGTAATATCAACTATGACCGAGCTTGCACTGAATCCACTAGTGATCAATACGTTAGCCTCGATATGGACAGGCACTTCAAACGCTTCACGCACTAAAACATCAGACGTTAATACACGATCTGTTTCTACGGCTTGTGCAAGGGTACGAATGGTGTCATTGTAAGTGTAAGTAGTAGTGATTATCTCGCCATCAACAGGGGCTGCAAAAGTGTATGCAGCTAAGTATTGAGCTCCAGGAACCGGCTGAGACGTTGAACTAATACTCAACAGCTCACCCACTGGATCTACCGCAATCTTATCTATAATAACCACAGAAGCTACATTAGTAACACGCAAAAACCTGTTATCTGTCACTTGCACTCCATTTTCTACGAACGTCACTTCTTCCTTGTCGTCCACATCTACATAAATATAATCGACTACTATTTCATCATTTACGGATGGTACAGTTCTTTCAATGGTTACATCACCCTTAATACGAATAGAGGTCTGACCTGTAGCGATGGCCTCTGTTTCACCTATCACAAACTCCGTACTCTCTGCAAAATTATCTGAGGCCTTTCTAACGATAGCACTTAGTACTTCACCAGAACCAACTGTTAAGAACGTACTGTTGCGAATACCCTGTCCTTGTCTCTGGTCGTCCTCTATAATGATCACCGTCACCTTATCCCTTGTGTCAAAAACAACACTTAGTGCTTTGTACAATAGATTATCTCGAGCTGGCGTCAAAAACAATGACATATCCTCCAGTTTGGGGAATAGTGGAGAGCCATCTGCTGCAAACCCTCTATCGTTTGTTTCTAGTGTCACCTCAAACTCAATAGCAGCACCTCGAGGGAATGTATCAGAATCGAATGATAAATCGAAAGGTGGTGCCTCAACGAAGGCACTAAAAGTTTGAGCAGACAGATCATCAATAGTCCCCGCTACTCGGAATCGTATCTTCACATTACCACTGCTGCCTGTTTCTCTCCAATCAAGTTTAGTAAAGTCTACCACTCGTTGTTCATTGAAAATGTAAGTCAAAGTCGTTACCAGTGGAAATGGAGACCTCGATGAACCCAATGTAATCGGTGCATTATACACTACCTGATATGTCCCAACATCTGCACTTGTGACTGGAGTAGCCAAAGTCAGTGTTCTCGTACTGTTGTTGTAAGATGACACTGCCAATCTACGAGTTGGGTTACTTACCAACTGCACTATGACGTCGCTCTGTAGGCTGGTCACAATGATAGGTGTTGACGTTAGAACTATACTGGCCGTACCGTTGAATAGATTAACCTCCTGCTGAATTGGTAGCCTACCCAAGAAGCGTAAACGTTGCTCAGATGGATCAAACGGCGTTGCATAGATCGGATTATCAGCACTTGCAGGGCTACTACTTGGAATTCGAAATGCCTCAAATTCTGGCTGCTCATATTCAGGATTATCAGAATAGTTGACATCGTCTAGACTACCCACTACCAAGTTATTTTCGTGGTTAGGATTGATCAAGTTGTTTACTGCACTGCCAAACTGGAAAGAGAAAAATCTGCGCGTTTCAGTTGCTATCCAAAGCGGATCCGCTAACTCTCGCTTAAACTGATACCTGTAGAAAAACGTACTACTTCTATCAACAGAAAAGGCAATTCTAAACGTATTGTTATCAATCTTGACCATGTCCACTGGTACACGATTGGGTATAAATGCTCCATCACTAGTAACCTCTCTCACCTGACAAAACTCACCAGGGATTCCACTGATTGTGAAAATAACCTTAATGCGCTGAATCAAGATTTGTACATTTGCAGCATGGGCAGTTGGCACAGTATCATTAAATCCGCGTACAACTGAGATATTATCTCCAAGGACATTTTGTATTTGCATGAATTCATCGTCAATCTTAATCACACTATTACGCTTATACAGAGCAGGTGTAGCAACAGTCAATATTGTATCGTTAGAGTCGATCTTCAACACCAACTCGTCTATGTCAGCAATCTCATTCTGCTCACTATTAGTGATAGACAGACTCCACATGTCATTGGTAGTGGTCGCTACTACTGACTTACCATCGTGTAGAATCGGAGCAATGTTATAGCCAGTGATGAGGTTGTTACTGATAACAGCATACGAATCCTCAACCGTAATTCCATGAAAACCATTGCTGTCCAGTGTGTTGTTCCGCATTACCAAGAAAGCAGTGTTATTGATATCAATGGCCGTATCTCCGTTGCCGCTGAAGATACTATCGCGTATCGTTCCATTGGCAAACACTGCGTAATAGTCAATGGTAATGTTGCCTGGATGTGCACCGATGTGGCTAAGGAAATTCAAAGTACGCGATGTATTGAAAAACGACAATAGGAATCCACCACGACGACGATCATACTCAAGAGCAAAATCTGCATCAATTCCAGGAACAATCTGTGTACCATCTACATATACAGCGTAATCTACACCTGATTGTAGGCCCGTAACATACTTAGACTCAAAACCTCTTGTATGAATGACGTCACTGCTCAACAGCTCTGGATTACCAACTTTGAAGAATGTTGGCATCTCACCCAAAGATGTGGTCAACAGATTGTCTAACAAGTAAGACAAAGTACGTGTTGATGCCGCACCACCATAAGCGTCACCATAGGCATCGCCGTATGCATCACCATATCCATATCCATAGCCATACCCTTCACCGAAGTTGCGACTCTCGGCGTAGCTCCTGCCACCTGGTGAAAAATCATTACTTAGTAGCCGCAAATCTGACCTAGTGAACCCAACTTTGTGGAAGAAACTAGAAGTCACAGAATAGCCTGCATCTGAACACAATTTAATAAGGCAACGATCAATCGAAGGATCTGAAATATCGTTTTGAATGCCTATTCTACCATATTTGACAGTTGTGTTTGTCAAAAAGCTAGTGATAAATGCGTTACCAGGAGCACCAGTACGACTTGATGGCTCAAATATGATGCCATCCCAATCACCTGGCTCTGGATTGGCAGCACTACTAGTAAATACAACAGGGTTATCCCCATCAACATCTGGTGCTGTTTGCAAAGTACCACGTACCCTAATGGACAATCTGTTAACTACACCAATGAAGTATTCAAGTTTGTAGTTCGACTGTGTAGCAAGACCATCGGCCAAGAACACGTTTCTATCACTATCATAGCTGATGTCTGTAAATGCCGCATCTGGATTACTTGCCTGGAAGAAGCTGAAATCATCAACAGTCAACCCTGTAACACGAGGTATCTTTGTTAGCAAAACACCATACTGACTTCTGCCATTAATAGTGGCTGCCTTGGATACAAAAGTGCTTGTTGCATCAACTTCTGTTCTTCTGTATCCCAGGAACGTAGCAGGGACGCTAGCTATGGCTGCTAACAATCCATGCCCAGCAACAACCCCAACAAACTCGTCAGGTATCAAGCGATCCTTGATGTAATACTGAAATGCAGTCGGAAAACCGAGCGTATCACGCTCTGAAACAACTTTCCTCACCACATCCCTATTAAAAAAGATTGATAGGCTCTCTGTACCAGCCGTATTCAAAATTACAAAGAACGTAGCCGTGGTAGCTGCCGGTCTTTGAAAAATAAAGACATTCTCCTCGATGTTGGTAGCAGAGTCTATATCAAGATCGCTGATAGTATTGTCCAGTTCCACTTGCTCTTGGAATGCTTCTACTGTATTCAAAGATCGTCGATCTCTCACTCTTACGACTGTATTAGGTTGCAACACAACGGTTGTGCCCGTTTCTATAATCACATTATCTGCAATGTCAACGAGCCCCGATAGAACACCACTAGTTGTGATAGTCCCTGCCAATGTTGTTACTGGAGACGACTTGTCGTCCTCTTGCCTTTTGACGGTAACCTGATCATTCTCTATTCTGGTTGTGATAGGATCAAACACAGGTGATTGATTACCTGAAATGTTATTAGTAAAATCTTCTGTTGTCGTCCAATGCCTCAATAGCGACTTACGACTAAATTGAAACTTATCTCCCACCTCAAGCCGTCTCGTATTAATCCTCGAATCTAACAAAAACTGGTCATCAGCCAAACTAGGCTCTACGCGCACAGCCGGGTCGTAGATGTTAGTGTTCAAGGCCATATTTTCTATGCTGTACTCAAACCCCCTTGATAGGTTTCTTACGGCTACAACGCGGCCCAATCTAGTTCTAGAGGCATTCGAACTGCGTGATCCACGAACATGAAACACAAAATCGTCCGTTTCAAAAGAAGGATTCGTTACAAAATCAAGTCTCTCGTTGTTGATCACACGCGCCCTGTCTCCTGTTACAGTTAGATCGTAACGTCCACGAGCAGTAAGCTGTGTCATCTCAAGGGCCAAATAAGTAGGTGTCAGCGGTTGAATTTGTAAATCCAAGGATTTCTGCAGCACAGTTGGGGTTAACAGTGTAACGCCATCTGACTTTGGTCTTTCGTATGGTTCACGTAGCCACTTTGTTGTGTCACCCTGTAAGAAATACTCTATATTCTGTAGATGCCCCTGTCGCCAAGTGTAGGACACTTGAACAACATCATCCTCCTGCGGAGGGTGACGGCCAATCAACTGTACCTTGCCAGTGTCAGCATCGAGGATCTCAAAATCATAATTGAAACCTAGGCGTGAATGTCTAACGCCAGTAACCTCTACGATTGGCGAATGCTTAGTAAAGATGATGAACGGCTCTTCTTCACTACTTATCACAATACTTTCTTTTGTCAATACCACATCTTCAGTAACCGACTTAATTTGTGCAACATTAGAAAATGCCAAGGTGTCAGCACCATTAAACTCGGGCCCTCTCACAACTACCTCATCTTCTATAGTAGCTACATTAGTAAGCCAGAAAATACTATCTCTGCCTAAGGCACTGTTGGACTTAGGGCTAGACTGGAGCTGCTCCAATACAGTGAATCGAGTATTGGTGGGGCTCAAAAATTTAGCTACCTTGGTTTCACCAGTTTCGTTGTCTCTAACAATACTGAAACCATCAGCCTCAAAATCCTTAAGTAGAACATAATTGCCATCTAGGATGACATTGCCTTCTTCATCTCTTATTTCTTGACCTTCTTTGAAGTTACTACCACTCACTGAACCTGTTAAGTCCAGCACAGTGCTCACTGGCTGCTTGCCAAATAAGTTTGTATCCGTAACATCTGAAATACCAAGGATAAGATTATTAGCAGTGCTTACAGATGCACCTTCACTATTGTCAACGAACGCCAGAGATTCAGTATTTGTTATAAACTGAGCTCCCTTTACATATACGTCAACATCACGACCTGTTCCTTCTTTAACTAGGTTACCCTCTGCATCAAACTCCGATCCATCTCGAGTCATCAAAGGGTCACCAGGACGGATCACGGTAGCGTCAGTTACATTAGGATTGGCTAGAGCCAATGCAATGAGCCCCTCTGCAGTCCCAGTGCTTGCACCAGATAGAGCTAGCGATATGCGACGACGCAATGAGTCATCAGACTCAATATCAGTACCGCCGACGGTGGGTGTAAGATTGATTACTGTCCTTACCCCCGGTATGTTACCACGTTTTATAGTGAATGCACCAACATTACCCTTGGTGCCTACCCGCAACGACTCGACGGGAACTGTTGTAACATGGGTAGCATCTTTGATGCCAGCAGCACGTAATGAACTATCTAGTCTACGAGCCTCAGCTGCAAAGGTATCTTTATCAATTGGTCGGAAGGTAAAAGATCCAACAACCGTGAAACTTGTGGTATTGAACTGTTCATTTGTGGATACAAGACTACCATCAGCGATAAGGACATTGCTGCTAGTGATGGTATTTGTGAACACCAAGGTAACTCGACCAATGGCAGGACGACCTGTATCACGAGTTAAACCATAATTGGAAGCTATGCGATCTAAATCTGATCCAGTAGCAGAAGTAATCGTTTGAGCAGTACGAACAGACTCTAAAGCCTCATGCAACAAGGCAATCTGTGATGCAGGTGCGTTCACAAACGTTTCCCTAATTACGCTACCTGGCAGTACATTAGCCTCTGGCAATACCGCTTGTATCTGCTGTAATATCTCACCTACTATGACTTCCAAGGGTCTGAGTACCATTTCACGTCTCCTTTAAAATCGCACGATAAATGCCACTGTTATTGGTGTTAAATCCCTTGATATAGCATTTACTCTAATATTAAATTGCCTTGGCTCTATTGGATCTAACTCTACTACTGGTGTATCAAAATCTAAAATAGTTTCGGCATCAGTTACAGTCTGTATACTTCGTTGCAGTCCTTGAATAGCGATCAACTGATCTAGTCCTTGTGCAATCACTATTTGGGCTTGTGCTGCCATATTGGTGGGGCTTGCAATGGCTTGACCAATGTCACTGCTTGTAAGAGTAGAACCATAATTAGGATTTAGCGGATCGCTCCCAATAGTAGTATTCAGCAACTTAATGACATCTTGTGCCAATTTATCAGAGTCGACAACTCTGTCAACGTCTCCGTTGCCTCCTAATTGAATATCTCCATCGACTAGACGGATATCAAAAGACATATTATTTATCCTTTGCCAAAAATGCTTTTACAAACTGATTTATTACGTCCAAACTTGCAGTCCAAAAATCATTGTTAATGAGTCCCCATACTTCTTTACAGGAAAAATTTTCTTGTGTTGGTAACCCAGTCTTTCCTTGAAAACTAAAGGTGCAAATAGTTCCTTGTGTTGGATTTTCTCTCGAAATATCCGTCAGTGACTGAGATATCTGTCCTCCCTTTTGAAAAAACTTACATTCCTTGCACTTGTATTGTACTTTGTTGGTTAAGAAAGACAGTCCCTGTAAAAAATTCTTAAGCGATAACACTTCATTAGTTTCGAGATTCACACCTGTAATAATTAGCGCTTCTTGTTCTTGCAGCCTTGCTAGCTCAACACCCACTGCTCTTCGTTGAGTCCCGATTTTACTGGCACTGTCTTCAATCCCTATAACAGGGGTCTTAATAGTGTTTGTCACAACACCACCAAGTTGACCTAACTTGTCTACTGGTATAGCAGAAATCAACAAATTAAGCTGTGTCAAAACCAATTCAAATAAGCTGGCCTGCAAGGTTAGTGTGCCAATGGATCGATCTGATTTTGATAGTTCTATTTCTTTAAGCCCCTGATTGACCTGTCTAATAACTTCCCCTATATTAACCACCTCGGATCGTATCTCATTAGCTCCAACAACAGAGCTATGTAAAGAAATATCACCCACACGGCCAATCAAGGTGGGATCAAAAGGATCAGCAATATTGCCAACTAACCTTTGCAACCGTCTTGCTTGTTGACCACGTTGTTGTCGATTCCATTTGTCCACAAAGGTTAATAGATTGTCTACATAGCTACCTATTAAAAGTCTTAAGCTTTGCTTGTTGGCATCGGAACTCTTAAATAAGCCGTCTACTACAGTTTCTCCTCCCTGACCCGTTGTAACTTCTTCATCAAAATTAGCCAACAACTTTTCAGAGGTACGAGTTGATAAATCACCAGCTTGTGCAGCTACCTGGGTAGAATCTACATTTGGTATGAGACCAATCAGTCTTATAAAGGCATCTTGAAACGATTCATTCGCAAACTTATTCGTTTTCAGTATGTCTAGAATGCTGGTCGCTAGTTCAGCAAATCGCTGTCCATCAAGTCGTGCCATTAAAACCTCGCTGCTTGAGACACTGTCTTCAAATTAGCATTCAAACCGCCAAATACCGTACCTATGCTCTTGAACTGCGTACCAAGACCCAATGGATTGGCAGCCCCAAATACTATTACCATGCCAGCAAAAGCTGTCATCTGTCCAGCAGCACGTGGTCTATCCTTGTCGCTAAGGTCTGTCAAAGCGTTCCCACATGCACTCACAAATTCTTGTGAGTTAGATATGCTACCATCTAAGCCCACTGTGTGAATGTATATGCCTGTATTTCCCAGAGAGGTGACAAGTTCAGTTACATTGGTAGCCAACTTTTGTAACTGCCTATTAGTAGTATTAATGGCTCCGGACAACTGGTCTACACCGCTTGCCAATCCATCTGCTTGTTTCAACAAAGAAGCAGCTCCTCCTACTATATCTCTTTCTGCGGCCACAACTATCGAAGCAGGTGATCCAGGTATGTTTGGGTTAAGAGCTGGAATCAAGTCAGACACCCTTAAAGCAAACCAACGATCAAAATTATTAGGATCAGTTACCAATGCACCTGGGTCCTTTACTCGGTCAAACAAATCAGTAAAGGGCTTTGCTGAAATACCAAACTGATCAAACTTGTCGAAATCTGCTTGAAATTTGTCAATATCAGCTTTCAACTTTGCAAAAGGACTGACAATTAGGTCGCCCGTTTTTACGATCTGTTGCGATAGCGTGTTCAGCGCACGTTCAAATACAGGAAAAATAATAGCGAGTCTCTTTACAGCATCGATCATCTCATTTACATTAGGAGCTGTAATGATCAGTAGTATCCCACCAACCGAAGCAGTGTCTCCCTTAAATACGGGTCTATTAGGATCGTCTGTCTCTACGAAGAAAATACTTCTTAGTTCATTTGTCACATCAGTCGGCTGCGTGTCACTAAAAATTGGATTCAGCCCCAACACATGCATAAATACACCCGTGTTAACAGCATTACCAATCAGATTTTCAATTTCCTTTTGTAGTTGATCAATCTGCTTACCCAGATCTCCAACTGTCTTTAGCGTGGAAGAAACGGAGCGAGTCAAATTCTCGACCTTACCCAGACTATCTTTTACTTGAGATGACAACCTTTCGGTCTCTTTGATTACCTTACTTGCTACTGAACCCTCTTTGTCAGGATCTAGTGCTGGTATCAAAGAACCTAGTGTTAATTTTTGCCAGCTGCTTCCGGTTACAACCATTTATGAATTTCCTTATGAAGTTGAACTTTGAGAACTCATTTCTTTCAATCTATTTCTTTTCCTTATTGCGCTAAATATCACTTCAAGGGTACATCCATTGTCTGTTTCCTGTTGATCTTTCTTCTCAGCATCTACTTTAAGTCTACTTTCTTCTTCGTTTAAGGATTTTAATTCTTCTGTTTTTTCTGTTTGTTCTTGTTGTATTCTGTCAATTGTTTTATTTAATAAATTAAAACGCGGACTACCCACTTCGGCTGCATCTCGAGCTGCTGTATTCGTTGATAATATACTAGGTATACTATCTAATCTTTGCTGGATATCAGATTGTTTCTGTCCAATCTCTCTAATCCTATTTAAAATGTCAGCACGCTCATCGTCAAGTGCAACACACTTCTTTTCCTTCTCGGTAAGATCCACAGACTCCTTTTCTTTTTTTTCTTCTTCCTTCTTTAAAACTTCCTGGGTCGGACTAACAGGCGGTTTTGGAACCTCTACTGGCACTCGTACAGCTGGAGGCTTTAACCCTGCAGGGATAGGAGGTTGAGGCAAAGAGGGTACCGCGATCTTAGGTAATGAAAATGAAGATGGAAGAGGTACTTTAGGTAACGAAAAAGCACCACTGCCCACTGTTGGTGCGCCTGGGATTCCAGGTGCACCCGGGATTGCTGGTGAACCAGGAAGTTTAGGTGCACCAGGGACTGCCGGTAAGCTCGGTACTCCGGGTGTTCCAGGAAGTGAAGGAGTTTTAGGAACCGGAACCGATGGGATCGGTAGTTTAGGTAAAGTTGGTAAATGAATTGCAGCAGCTAATTTTGCTGGAAAAGCTAAAGCAACAGAAAATATTGTTGTAACTGTAGCTACAACCCCAGAAAGGGCTCCTGTGAATGCCCCTAGTGCACCTGAAACTGCACCAGAAGCAGCACCAGAAGCAGCACCAGAAGCAGCACCAGAAGCAGCACCAGAAGCAGCACCAGAAGCTGCTCCAGTGGCGGCACCGATGCCTTGTTGTGCCTGAGCACCTGCCTGAGTTGCAGAACTAGCAGCGGCTGTCGCAGCGCCACTAGTACTAGGAGGCGATGGTGCTACACCATGAGCCTGATCTAGTAGTGCTTGACTCTTATCAATTGACTCGAACCCCATTACGGTCTCCTCACCGGCCGATTTACCTTCAAAGTTAAACCTGAGCTCTGTAGTTGTTGAATAGACATTTCTATTCCTTCCCTTGTATCGTCTCTTATATCTTGTACGTTTTGAGCTAATGTTTGCGCTGCTACAACGCCAAAGGCTGTGGTCAGAATATCGAAATTAGCCTTAATGGCATCAAAATCAGATTTAATAACATTGATATCACTCTTGATACTATCAATGTCACCTGTAACTGCTTGCACATTATCCACAACAGGGTCATTTGTGCCTATGGCTCCAAATGCGGTTACAAACTGATCAATATCAATACCTAAGGCAATTAACTTGGTCTCTATGTTGTCAAGAGCGGTCTTAATGGTACCAAGTGTGGTGTTAATTGTAGCCAAAGCAGTATTAGTAGCTATCAAAGTAGTATTTACACTAGATACATTTGTATTTAAGGTATCTAATCTACCTTGAAGCATAGTAGTGAGATTATCTATAGCTTCTATTTCAGTTGACGAAGGCATGTTATCTCCTATATCTTATATAGACGAAAAAACCGGAGAACCTGAAATAACCTGACCGATGTGAGGACCAGCCTGTACCATGTCACCCACCCTAGCTACTGGTCTTGGCGAACCTCCAGGACCTGCGATCATTACTTGTCCAGTAACACCTAAACTTCCTAAAATACTCACTCCTGCTAGTGTATCAATGTTGAGTGAATTACATTTTATGCCACAACTTCCGCTACCAACTTGTAGTCCCGCATCAGAGCCTACGATTGCTACATTGGGAGCTCCCAAGCTGATAGCAGAACCGGCTAGTAATGTAATGTTGTTTGCAGCATTAAGTGCTATATTTTTCTTGCCCTCTATGCTTATATCGTCTTGTGCTAGAATGTGACATTTTTTCTCTGTTTCCACAAAAATATTACCAGTCGTCTGGATATGTAGTTCACCATCTGCACTAATATGTAAAGCGTAAGATTTTTCCTTCATTGGACCCTGAATTTGAATATGAACTCCACCAGTAGTAATAACTTCAAGGCTGCGCCCGTCACGATCCTTTCCACAATGTAGTGTACCCCCACCAGTGGTGCTAATAATAACTGACTGTTGACCTTCAGTGTCATGTCCAACTTCTAATTCAGCATTACCCTCTAACCTGGCTGTCAAACTGCGATCTTTACGGGTTTTTGCTTTGGCAGCGCGAGTAATCGGAATATTATTAAAATCCAGTGCTGTACTAGGTACACCCAGCTCTTTACCTAAAAATAGAGCACAACTTCCATCTGCCTGTACCATTATGCTTTGGTTTACATTATTATCGGCACCAATATGTGCTTCTAAATTACCAGCTAAATCTAATGTTAAACTGCGACCTCTACGACCGTAATTTGGATAACTATTTCTATTAAGAAAATCAACAGTTGTGAGACGATCCAAACCCTGCTGACCAGTAGCCTGTTGCCTACCTATGGCAATCGTTGCATCCCCATCCATATTGAGTAAGAGACTTCTTCCTGCCCTATATGGTTCAAGTCCATTAATACTTGTCGCTGCTGGAATATTTAATTTAGTTAGTCCCTCTTTGTCTACTTGCAATTCCCACAAACTACCTGGATTGGAATTTTGCAAGGCTGCATTGATTCGTTCTTGCTGTCCTGCTCTAAATGGAATAGCAAGATTGGTTTCTAATCGCCCAAAATTATCTGCACCCTTAGTATGCAACAAGGACCTGAACAATACAGCTGTAGGAACTTGCTCTAATGAGTCCACCGTCCACTCTGCATCGGTGTTGTGTCCTGGGACACTATTTTGAGGAGCCTGTGATTGGGCGCCCACGAGATGCTTCAATGTATTATTGCGATCAAAATGATGGTCTAAGCTCTTGGTTGACTCACCAGTCTTCCACACCTTCCCATGACCCTTGGTAGATAATTTTTGACCTCCAGTTGTTACGTCGTCGAAGCCGAAGGCATAATCAAATCGTAACTGTCTTCCCACTTCATTGACTAAAGTCCCAAAAGTAATCTGTGCTAAAACATTAGGCTCTACGTGACCCTTTTTCTTTGCATTATCATCAAGAATAGGAAGGTCTACACCAGGGTTTCCATCCCCAAACTCATGGATCTCCATATTCCACTCTGTAACCGCAGGATTCAACATGTCAATTACGTTGACACCACTGTTTCTTCCTTCAATCAATGCTTTAGGAAAAAATGGATCAAACAATCCTGGGGTAAGGCCCTGATTAACTACCTGGTTCTTACCACCAAGGTCACTAATTAGTGGATATTGAGGATCAATGCCTATAGTTTCAGAAAAAACATCGAAATCGAATCCTAAACTTGAAATACCACCGAATATAGCATCAAGTGCGCGCTCTTCCAATCCTCGAACATCTCTCCTCACAACCCCTGCTGTCATAACCCCTGCATCGCTAACCACTTCATGTTGCGAGCTTTGTTGGAATATTAGATCTGCCTCTCGGTCAAGCTCAATTGTATTGCCATCTGGAGTTTCTAGGATAATATCACCAATACCATTCATAGCAATAACGGAGTTAGCCTTGCTCTGTAATACTATCTCACCTGATGCAGGTCGTCGATAAGGCGATTCATCAAAAGTGACATCAATACGCTTGTTGACGTCGTCCTGAAGAAACTGAGCGTGTGGTAAATAGGCCAATATGCGAATGTGCCCACCCAGCTCTTCACCAACCACAACAATCGAGCCTATCTCAACACCAGTTAAAATGCCCCAACCACGGCCAAGATATGGCTGGGCCAACAAAACATCTTTTCTGGATCCTGCTATCCTATCATAGAATCTAACCTCGCAGGTTTGAGTAGAGTAGTTGATATTGGCGACACGGCCAAGGCGCAACTTACTCCATTGTTGAGATTCAACTGATAAAACCATTTTTTACTCTCCAGTTCTTCCATATATAGATATTTATATCAATAGATTACTGCACAAGTTTCACACCTAATTTAGTGGCAAAAGACTCAAGATCCTGTCTTTGCTTGTTGTGCGCTGACAAACTTTCGCGAGCCAAGTTAAGCTCATTATCTGACTGATAAGCCTCTATCATTATACCACCTAAAACATCAAACGGATGTGGGATAAGCTCACCGATACGACGGCCATATCCAAGTGTTAAAGTGGTTTGAAAACTTTGTCCATATTGAAATTCATTGCTGATGCCCATTACGTAGTAGTACATACCTTGAGTTTCTAGAAAAACACAATCACCCAAGCGATATTTTGCATCTCCACGCACAACTATAGACCCAGAGAAAATTCGACCACGTTCACGAGCAAGAAGCGCTCGACAATACACTTTTGCAGTATCTCCTGAATGGAAGTAGGCCTTTTGAACACTTTCTGCCATAAATCCATAGTTCCGCCACATATCATAATCTATACCACCCGACCAATAAAACTCATTTCCACTACCACCAAGCTGGATTGGTATCAGATCGGGAGACCCAATAACATCTAAACGAGTAAAACGTGGCGGTGCTTCAGTCAAGCTGTAACTAATCAGGTCATAATCAGATATTCTGTGGATACGGTGCTCTTCAAAAAGAGTTTTTAAGCTATCGACGAATCTTTTAGCCCCATCTGTCGCTGTTTTTTTGGCGGCTATGAGGTTATCAGACAACGCGGTAAGCTCTGTTATTATGTTATCATATAATGGAACTTGTTGAAGAAGCTTTAATAACTCTGCTTCTCCAAACACCTTAGCATACTCATTGGCCTTGGCCTGTAGCTCTGTTTTTTTGGCATCTTTTTCTGCATCAGCAGCTTTTTCGAATTCTTCTTGTGCATTTTTTAATTCTCGTCTTGCGACATTTTCAGCTTCAATCTGTACCCTGGCCGTTGTCGCAATAAACATTTGCTCTTTTAATCTAATGTCTTCGATAATCTTTTTGACCTGCTCTATCACTGTAACATCAAATGAAAAACTTATGTCTACTTTTCCATCGTTGGTGCTTTCTATTTTACCCTTAAGTATTTCTTCGTCAAGTGCTGATTTTCTGTTTTGCACTACTTCTTCCTGTAGTGCCTTTGTACCCCCTAACACCTCTGCAAGATTAATATCACCCAAATTACCCGTAGACAAAGAACTAAGTATGCTGCGCTTTTTTTCTAGCAACTGCGTTAGTGTTCCCTCTCTTTTTTGCGTATATTCTAATATAGTGTGGCTTACCAAGGCAATACTCTTATATATTGCCTGCAGTACCAGTCCTTGACTAGAACCAAATTGAACTAGAATGGCATCGCGCACTGGGCTATCTGTGTCTGATATTAATCCAAAATGCTCTTTTAGTATTCTGTTGTATGTTGGTGGTCTAAACTGCAAATTACCTTGTGAATCTGCAAAAAACTCAAAATCTACTTGTTCTGCAGCTCTTTTACATACTGAGAGTGGAGTTTCAAATTCACTTTGAAAAAGAGCAAAGTCACCACCAGCTACTTCAGTTTGATATGCCTGTAGTGCATTATCAAGCTGATACCGGTCTGAAATAACAAGGAAGTTTCTCTTTTCTTGTCTGATGACTCTTTCAATTGTGGAGTCTAATGAGTTTGCATTTATTTTTTGCACTGCAGATACCCGTCTTGCATCTGATACGAAGTCTTTTAAGACAGGTAAAATGCTGTCAAAATTTTTAAGCGCATTATTGACTCTTATGACTTCACGATATTCATTACGATAAGAATCATCAAGTGTTAACAAATTTCTTATAAAAGTAGTAAGTGAAGTATTAAGACCAGCATCATCATGCGTCTCAGCTCTAATGACATTCACCACCTCATCAAACAGTCCTGTATCTACTTTGCTAGTTGGTTTTAATAACATCTCGACTATCTTTTTAAGATCAGTTGAAGTTTCTTCAGTATCAGGCAGTACTGTTGCCTTAGTACCTGCCCCTTCATCCGAGGCAGCACGAGCAGATTTCACTACCATTTCAATGAACTTAGATATGATGGTATTTTCAGGAGAAGCTGCCACAATAGCCAATGTCTCGGCCACTAGAGCTTTCCAATCTTTCAATGCAGCTAATGCCTTCTCCTGTGCTTCAGCATTAATTAGAGCCTTTGCTGCTCGAGTAACAAAACTTGAAAGTCGAATTATCAAAAAGGTTGTATACGCTCTATCTAGACTAGACACTGCCGACTTTTCCTGATCTTCTAACTTGAGCCTATCATCCTCCAAGCTTTTAGGTGTAAAATTTCCTACGTTGATATACGGCTCGAAGTCCCCCAATCTATCGTTTTGCTCGCCAATAGACCCCTTTAAGAATCCAAAGAACGAATTCTCATCACTTCTCTGGTCTGTTTCTCCCTGTGTAGAAAAAAGACGACCTCCAAACACAGCATTCTTAATAAATAATTCAAAATTATATGGAACCCCTGTAACAATAAAACTCACCAAATCAGCAGCATCAATACGTGCAAACGGTAAGCTTGTTGTAAAAGGAGAAACAGCCTGTCTCCCTTCAGTATCTGGTAAAGGGTTTTTATTCTTGGTGTCT